ATACCAGAACTCCCGCCGCCGTGCATCATTTTCATCCGGATAAATACTTTCTACCGTTTCCACGTAAATTTTCGTATAGTCATCCCAATAATCCTCCGCGAGCAAAGCGATCGCCGACTCGTCCGTTGTCGTATAAGGATAAGTCATCAACATCTGGCCCGGGAGTTCAGCCTTAAAACGAGTTTCATATTGACGATCAATATCTATCGGATCATTATCTATACAAAAAATTGTCTCCACGCTCGATCTCGCTTTTCCGAATACATTCGTGATCAACCCGCCAATACTTTCCAAGTCGTACGCACCGGCACGTCCTTCAATCACCTCCGAAGCGTAAGATTCGGCCTCTTTCCAATATTTTTCCTCACGCGTCAAACCTCCCATCCAAGCGTAAATATTTGCCAACAACGTATTCACCGTTCCCAAGCTGGCATATTGTTTGGAAGTAATCTGTTTCCCATCCACATCTCTCAACTGATCATAAGTCGGAAGAGTCAATGCCAATTTTGCCTCTTTAGCCGCTTCTTCCAGTACTTCCAGGGCAGGCCGTTTACCCTCCGGGGCTATAAACTCAGAACCTTTAGATATGGGAGCATCACCCCAAATCTGGGCAAGCCGGAAATAAGTCATTGCTTTAGAGAAATGAGCTTGCCCCAACCAGAACTCGGCCCTTTCCTTGGATATATTTTCAAAACGATACTCATTCTCGATAATCACGTTAGCCATATATATCGCCTCGTAAAAATTAGCCCAACTCACATTCAACACCATACTTTCCTCGGGCAAATAAGTATCCGGATCCAATGTCCAAAATCCCTGATAAGTCCACTCAATATTATCGGCATCCAAAGAATTATAAAACTGAGGTTGATCCCCCACGCAAATATTCTTCATGTAGGAAGCAATACCGTTATGCAAAGCCTTAAGTTCCTCCTCATTTTTGAAGTAATTGACAAAAGTCACCGAATCTTCCGGCTCGACAGTCAACCAATCATTACATGAAAACAGGGGAACAAATAATAAAAATGTAATAATAAAAAATAAAACGGCCCGGCATACCCTAATGGTATTCCTGTTAAATACCTTGATGGTTCACAGGTACATGACAAAAGAGAAAGCGACCAAAAAGGGGAGTTCGTCTTCCTAAAAGAATTCAATTAACGAGTTTTCGCTTTTGTATAACTCCATCCCATTTTTTCGGATATCCGTTTCCATAATATATGATAATGGACCACTGAAGCCATTGTTGGGGATAGTGTATTATTATTGATTCTAGCAGTAAACTCTGCTCTTAGTTTGTTATTCTCCCGATTCACTAGCTTTTCGAATTTACTAATTGTAATTCCCCATCCTTCTTCGGGACGTTTCATAGCGAATGTATAATTAGGTGTTACAGCTCTCATTTCTGATACATTATGGGCTATTGCAAGATACATATCAGCCGGACTGAATGAGTTGCCAATTCGTCCCAAACTCTTTTCTGGCTCTTGCCAGCCTCTTGGGTGATTATGTGTAAAAATGCAATCCTTCATTTTCGCACATTCTTCATCCGTAAACTCAACACTATATTTGGCTCCGCGCTTATCGATTACAACATTACCATTCTTGTCAAATAAGACTCCTGTTTCAAAGCTTTTATTCAGGCGTATTTCATTCTCTGTGTTGGTTATTTTGTTATAGAGTTTTCGTTCATTCCATTTTTGTTTAATATCTGTAATTTCAGCATCAGTCTTGATACGTTTAGGTTTAGAAACCTTTATAACTTCATTCGTAATAGGTTGGGAAACTATTTCTCTTTGTAGTCCTCCATCATTGGCAAAGTTATCCTTATACCAGAAAGCCGATTGAAATCCATCCTTATTCTCGCTGACAAAATCCTTTGTCGCTTGGGGAATATCCGTAATAGTTTGACCTTGCGGAACTGTGTCATTCAGCAAGAAATCAGCAAAGTCTTCCGGTTCCATGGTGATAGGAGTAGCAAAACAGATACAAAAAGGATGAAAGCCTGTAAATTTGAACGTTTTCGGATATTTTCCAATCATCGCATCACAGATCTTACACGGTCCGCGATTATTGGCCGAACGCTGTATCTCAATTCCTAGTATAAAATCCTGTTTACTCCAACGTTCATAGTCTGCACTACGATAAGCTGTGTTCGTAGTTGTTGCAGATGTCCGGAGAGCGTTCTTATATGCAGAACGATAAACGCCTTGTCCTGGGTGGTAATCTTTCATCGGTTGAGACAAAACTAATTCGCCTTTCTCATTCCGGATCCTGCGAAAGCGTTTTTGGGGATTTTGCAAAATTTGCCGTATATCACTACTGATTCCGTTTGAATTACGTCCGGCAACTACGCCGCTATCAAGATAGAATTCGAGTTGCGATTTCGTCTGCTGTGTAATATTCCAGATCCTATCAGATAATTTGAATCCGTTAGCGTCTATATCATTTTTTAGAGCTTCAAATGCAGATAGACTATGAGTAAACATTCCATCTTTCGTTGCACTGGAAATAGACATTCCCTTGATGAACTGGGAAATAAAATCATCATTCTTTCTTTCTGCTCGTTCCCAACCGTCCTTTTGAAATGCAGAGATATTAGCATATAGCATTGATTCAAGATTCAGCAGTTCCCGGTCAACTGCACTCTCTATTCTCTGATTACGTATCCATACATTGTTTTTCCCCGCATCTGACCATTTACGGAGATACGGGGAAACAGAAAGTATAAACTGATTAAAGATATTGGCTATTACGGCCTGCTGTGCAGCAACTTTCTGTATATGCTGTTTATCGTAGAAAGAAAGTCCAGGCATAGTTAAAGTGTAGCTCCTAGGAATGAGTTGTTTTGAGCTGTATCTTTCTCATCCTGTTTCTTGCGGGCCAACTCTTCTTCAACATTATCCGTATATGGCGAATTTTTAATGATTGTCTCTTTGCTATTAAATTGGGATGCTGTTTCAAGATTTTTAAGTTCTTCTGCCAGGTCTTGTGGGAGAATACTGCCAAACTCCACCTCAATAAAATTATCATTTAGCTGTGATGCATACTTAGTATGTGTTATATTAGCCATACCTGCCTGAACGATAGCAACAGTACGTTGAACTGCAGGACCGAATATTTCCATCTGTTCGCTGGCTTTAATTTCTGCATCAATCATCATAAAACGGCGGGAAGTACCACTAAGGTTGCCAAGTCCCATTAACTTACTCATAGATAGGTCAGGGCTGGAAGCTCCGGAATGTATTGAATCGTCGAGTTGGTTAAGTTCAAGTGTAACGGATTCACAAGACTGTTGCCACGCCAAGTAATCAGCATCACCATGATACGAAGTACCAGTATCCGCATCTACTTCCATAGTAAAGTTTAGTTCTTTACCAACAGTTTCTTTGCTTGGGAGGTTGGCGAGTCCGTAAGTCTTCAGTATAGGTTCAGAGAAATAATCATTGGTGTCCGATAGGCGGGAAAGCCTCATTTCCTTTTTATCAATCAAGTTGGCAACATCTTCCCAATCAGGGCAATCTACTTCGGCATATACTACAGGAATCTTTCCAAAGAGGTTTTTTGTCTTTTTCACTAGCCAAATGCCGTCCATTACTCCGGAATAGATAACATCTTTCGTGTATATCTTCACGCATTCACAAGTACGGCCATTGACTTCTGCATTGTATTTATAGATAAAGCCGTCCATATCGTCGTCCTCGTCGAAATGTGGATAGAATTCACATTCGATATTGTTATCTTTAGGAGTAGAAAGAATCTTAACCTTTAATTGGCTTTTTCCATCATCCCGGGTAACTGGATAGAAAACAATAGCTGCTTTGGTTTCTGAAAGAACTTTTCTAGCAAACTCTTTCAAAACTGATTGCATTTTGAGTTTACGCTTATAGATATTCTTAAACTCGGTAAAACCGTTATTGGGGTCTTCAGCTGTGATAGTCATTTCACCACCAAACAAAAAGGCAACAGAGGTACGAACTATCTTCTTTGGTAGATTAGTCACAATTTGAGCGACTTCTACAGTTTTATCCTCTAGTCTCTTTGGCTTTTCGGCTCCTGTTTCGGGGTCAACTTCTACTTCTGTATCTGAATATACAGCAATCTTTTTAGGCTCCCGATACCCAACAGATTCTTTACGACGGGTTCTGTCTCCATTGTATTCCTCCATATACTCACGAGGATTACGATTTTCACGGGTATCAACGCATAAATCACCTACTATGCTACCGAAATCTTCATTTCTTAGAATATCCTTAATGTCTGGCATATACTTTTCTCTTAAAATATAAGATCCGCTCTCTCTTTTTTATAAAGTTATTATATATTTGCACAATAGAATAAATTGTAATATGGAAATACGAGCATTTATTGATAAATATTTAAATATAATCAATGATAAGTTTAACTTGATTTTATGTGTCATTCTTTTTATAGGGGTAACAGCA